GTGGATAGACACTCCATAATGAGAATGGTTCCCATTAAGAGAGGACACGCCGGGTGGTGTTGACGTGTGGCGTAGTGTGTGCTACGTGGTTTGGTGCGTGGTGAAAGCGGGACGCGAGAGAATAGGCACGGATATTTTCGGTTTGTTTGGGTGTGTCGTGTTTGGTGTGTGGTAGTATATAGGTATCGGTTTCGATGAAAGGAAAATAAAATGGTTGATTATGAAGCGTTTGTTGTAGAGATTGCACCGGATAATTCTTACATGGTTTGCATTGATGGTGTGTTCTCGGGTATTGTCTCTGATAATGGCACTGTTGACGATAGTGTTGTTACTTTTGAGTCTGCTTTGTCTTGGGCTATTGAACTCATGCTAACTAATGAATATGAGTTTAAGCAGATTAAACAGTTTATATCTCGTACTTATGGGGGGTGTAGTCCGTAAGTATGTTATCTCGATCGATGAGAATTCTTGATATAAAACTAAACGTAAGGCCGGTTGGTGTTGTTACCAACCGGCCTTATGTTTAGTTTTATGCTGTCCATGTGGCGTGTACGCTCATGTTGCCTGTTTGTCCGCTGGGGTTCATCATGCTTACTTTGGTGCCTAGGAATTGGTATAGGCGGGGCGTGGTTGTGCTTCCTGAGCTTACGCCCCATACCCATACGTTGTGCCATGCGGACGCCCATCCGGGTAGGTCGCGTCCGTTGCCTTCGCCTATGTTTGATACGGTTCCGGCTATGTCGTATGTTACTATGCCGTTTTGTAGGGTTATGAAGCCTTTTGCGTCACCGAATACGGTATCTTGCATTGCTTGGCGTGGTTTGTAGTTGTTATATGCGCCATCGTATATGTATTTTGCTATGGTTTGTGCGCCTAGCTGGTTGGGGTGGATTTTGTCCGATCCTATGCAGTTGGTGTTGCCTTTTAACCATAGGTAGGCGAATTTTAGTGTTTCGGCGTTTGGTGTGTGAGTGGTGATTGTGTCGGCACCGTTTGTGAGTCCAGCTAGTTTGTTTCTTCCGTTGGCGTCTATGTAACCTGCATCGAATAGCATCGGTGCTATTAGGATTCGTGCGTTTGGGAAGATGGTTATCATGCGGTTTACGCATTCCTGTATTTTGGTGTAGGCGTCGTTGTAGCTTAGAATGTCGTTTCGTCCGCCCGCTAGTACGGCTAGTCGTACTTGGTTTTTGTCTAGTGTGTCGTCTGTGTATGCGGTGTTTATTTGGTTTATGAATGTTCTTGTATCTACGTTGAATCCAGCCCCGCTTACTGCGTAGTTTCGGAGCGTCAGTGTTGGGATGTATTGGTGTAGCCAGTACGGCCATGTGTTTTCCGGTGTGGTTGAGTTGGCGTATGAGTCACCGATCGTCACCATGTATCCGCTGTTATATGATATGTTGTTGAGGTTGTTTTTTATTGTAATAATGTCTTGAGTGTTTTTGTTTATCGTATTTTTGAGATTGGTTGCGTCGTTTACGGTGTTTGCACCCAGCGCGGTTAGGTTCTTGTCTATTGCATCGATGTTTGTGCTAAGTGTGGTTGTGGTTGTGTTGAGTGTGGCTATGTTTTTTTTGTTGGTTTGTGCGAGATTTGTGGCGGTGTCTGCGGTGTTTTTTGCTTCGTTTGCCGTGTTGAGGGCGGTTGATGCGGTGTTTTTTGCTTCGTTTGCCGTGTTGAGGGCGGTTGATGCGGTGCCCGAGATTGTGAGCATGGTCGTGTCTATGATGTGCATAGATGCGTTGTATTGGTCGTTGAGGTTGGCTGGGTCGCCCGTGTCGTATAAATCAAGGTTGAAATTGTCGGTTGTGGATGTCATTTTCATATTCCTTCCGGGTGATGTATTTGAATCTGCACGTCGAGTTGGTGCAGTTTTTTATCGATGAGTTGCATTGCGCGATTGTATTCGTCGCGCAAGTCCGCTACTGAGCCTGTATTGTATAACGGTAGTTTGTAGTATGGCGTACTGTCCATAATTCATCCTTTCATTGTATTGGCGTGTATGGATTGCCGGTTTTCGGGTCGGTGACACGCGGTGTAGCGTCGTTGAATATGGTTAGGTTGCCGACGGCTGCGGTTTCGTCGGTGCGGTGCTTCGCCATATCGGCCACGCTTTTGGCTGCTATCTGATTGACGCGTGCGCCGTACACGGATAGTTCTCGGTACATGTCGCGCATTGCGATTTTGGAGTCAACATACGCGCCCTTGGTCGGGTCGTAGATTATCATTTTGTCGCCCACGTGTTCGAGATTTTCAATTAATTCCGCTAGTGATTGTTCCATCGCGCTTACTCGGTTCTCAATGTCGGTTTCAAACGTCTGCACGTCCGCGCTCAGATTATTAATGGCCTTTGTAAGTTCATCGAAATATGCGGTGATGTGATCGTATTCGCACGCTAGATATTTGATTATCTCTTCGGTGCTTTTCGCATTCCAGTAGAATGCGGGAATGACCGGGGTATATGGCCATACGCTGTACAAGGGTAATGGGAACATGTTTATCTCCTAATAATTGTTAATGCTCACCGTCCATAATGGGCTGAAGCATTCCTCTAGGTGCTCTAATAGTAGCACATCGATATCCACGTAGTCGCCTTGTCGTATCGCCTTTACCTTGTCTATGAAATTGCCGTTGATGATGGTTTCATATTGTGTGTCGGTGGCATTGCTTGCGTAATCCTGTCCGCTTTGCAGCTGCGTCGCTGGAAAGTCCGAGAACACAGTGCGCATCTTGTGCCATGTGTCGGCGTCCGCTAGGAATATGCCGGGGTTGCCGTCTGCAAGCTGGTAGAGCGGTTTCAGTACCGGCATGAACTCGGTGATGAGCCGCATGAGGTGCCTACGCCATCTGCTCGGCGGCATTACGCCTAACTCACGATCGTAATAACGGTTTTCTATCTTCCTACAACAGCGTGCATACTGTGCATCGTTATAGGCCTCGTCACGCCACGTCCATTGCGGTTGTGCCCAGTCTACGCCCCCGGCTGTGAGCAGTTCGCCCAGCGTGATTGTCGTGACGGCGTGAAAATCGTCGCACGGTTCGGTTGGCTCGTATGCCGGTATCGTATCATATGGTGTCATTGTCGTTTGCCTCTTGTTCCTTGAGATTCGTCATGTAATCGTAGTTCTGACTGATATTGTCCTGATTCCATACCACTTCTATAGGCGCATCGAGATACTTTTCAAACCGGGTGTTAAGCACGTCGCACGCGGCGCGACGCTCCTCAAGCTCGGACAGTGCGCGAAGATCGGTCGGCTCGCCGTAGTCGTTTATTTCGTCCGCTGTCTGCCGTTCCATTTTCATAGGGAGATTCTTAATGCCTAGCGACTGATAGAACGCGTTCCATGTGTTCTGTATATCATTCTGCAATTCCATACCGATATATTCGACACCGGTTTTTAACACTTGCGCCTTCATGCTGTCCGTGAAACCGGGGGTCGCCATGATCGCCATTTCACCGCCCGAGATTTGCTTTATGACGTTTACGCCCGCCGTCTGCTGGCCCGCGGGGACCTCAAGAATAAACGGTGTTTTTTGATGGAAACGATTCTGACGGCGCGTCATGTACAAGTCCTCTATCTCATGGGCGAAGAACTCAAGCGTCGGCACCAACGGTGTACGAGCCTTGTTACTGTAGATGAAAACGCCGTTGGAATTGTCCACGTCGAAATGCCAGCCGTTGATACCGTATGAAGTCCATTTTTTCGGGCGATAGTACACGTTGAAATTGGAGTTGACGACGGCCTGAGTGCTGAAGAACACGCCCGGTTTGCTATGCGGATAAGCGATGGTGGCGTAGCCGTAATATAGAAGGTTATATTCCAAAAACCATGCATTGCATGTCTTCGGAAGGTTCAGCCATTTAAAACGGGATAGGGCGATATTGAGCATTTGACTATATGCCATGAAATAGGCTTGTGAGTTGATTTGCTGCGACTGTTGCCACACCGGCAGTCCTTTTTCGCCCAGTCCCGCGCGAGTTGGCGGCTGCTTGTGCGTTCGTTTGCGTCCCATGTCTTTTTCCTTTTTTCTAGTTGAGATTGGCGGTAAGATAGTCGCCGCCTATTTCGTCGGGGTCATTCCAAATTGTAACACCGTCGGTCAATCGCTCTCGTATCGTATCGAGCGCGTCGTTTCCGGCGTGGTCGTTGAGCAGCCATACGTCCGCCGCTTGCCAATACGTAAAGTGATTGCACGGTGTGAGATTCGGGCTATTGTACAGTTTGTTGCTTGCGATTCCGTAACGTAGCATGTAGTCGCCCGCCGCCGCTATCGCGCCACTGTCTTCGGTGACGATTTTAACTGTCATGGTGTCAAGCCCTGTGGCTTGCTTGAAATTGTCACCGCCATACGAGCCGATCGGCTGCGCGGCATGATTGAGCAAGTCACGCCATGTGGCGTTAACGTTGGAACGCGTGTTTATCATGACACGTTTGGCATTATCCACACTCTGATTACGTGATGCGGTGGCGTTCGTGTTCGCCGTGGTGACGCTTGCGCCCGTTATTGTCGTATTGGCCGCGTTAGACGCATTAGTGTTATCGGTGTTGAGTTGATTGGAACGTTTCGTGCTATCCGTGGCGTAGCTTTTTGCTTGTGCAATAAGCCCCGCGTTGCATTCCAACGCGTTGGTTGCTTTTTTTGACGCCGCATCGCTTGACGCGGTGTACACAAGTTGGTTATTGGTCAACGCAATCGCCGCGTTATAGCTTGACGTGCCGACACCTATTACACCGGAACTAAGCCCCGCCGCCGCGCCAATTACAGCCGGAAGCGCGGCACCGCCTGTAGCAGCGCTTGCTGCTAAACCCGCGCCAACCGATATTGCGCTTGTGGCGAGACTACCAAGAGTTGAAGTGACGTTGGTCATTGCGGCCTGTTCTTGCCCGGTGACATATGACGCGGTTGCGACTGCCAAGTCTTCTGATAAATCGGCGTTTATTTTTGCATTTTGATATTTCTGCTCACTATCTAGTTTGGTGTTTCCGCGCGCTGTTATGTCTGTTGCGGCTTGATTTGCATTAGCTGTTGTCGTGTTGCGCAATCCGTTTGCGGTTGCGGTGTTCGCAACGCTTGTTTGTCCTGTGCGCGCGGTGTTGTCACGGCTGACGTTGTTCGTACGTGCGCCGTTTTCGTATGCGAGTATGGCGTTTTCGCGTGCTTGCGCGACCTCTCGATTGTATGCTTCCGCGCGGTGCGCGTCGATTGCGCGACGCTGCAACGCGTAGGTCGGTATGTCGTGCGATATGAGCGTTTTGAGCGCGTCCGCGTTCGGCACGTCGGCGGTGACGCTAGTCCCGTTGATTGCGTTAATGCTAATGGACGTATCGCCGTCGGCACCGATACCGTCAAGCCACGCTATTTGCCGCAATATCGGATAGCTAAGCGATGTGATCGACTGCACCGAGAGGTGTCCGCAGTCCGCTATTTCCACACGTGTTTTGTTGGCGATGTTGTCGCTGATCTCCAAGTGCGCATATGGCGCAAGATACAGCCGTGTTATTCGAGCGTATTTCGTGGCATACCCAAAATCATCCATAGTCAAATCAATATCGGATATCTTCGCCCTCGTGCCGCTGACCGTATGCCATTCAACACCGTTCACAGCGACGACGCCACCAAGTCGCATCATGTTCGCGGTGGCGACGAAAACCGCTGTAACCTGTGACATGATGTGTGGATAATATGTAAAAAGCGTGTCGAAATAATCGCCCGATATCTTGGACGATTCGAGCGCGTACACGGTCATGTTGCTTGCCGTGAGATTATCGACTGAATTATAGGCGGTGCCCGCACCGATAACGTTTGACGTGGAAACGTTTCCGGCACCCCACGCGAAACCGCTAACGGTCCCGTCATTGTTGGTGTACGACGGGTTACTGTCCGTGATGTTCGTGCCGCGCACACCGCTCATGGCTTGCAATTGATCGGGTGAAAACGTCGCGGCCAAACAGATGTATCTTGCACCCGTCTGCAAGTTATACGGTGTGCTTTTCCTGATATTCGCCGCCATGTTGCCATAATCAACGTCGGGCAACGTAAAATCACGGCAATTTTCGCGCGGATTGGCCAAAAGTTTCGCCGGTGTCGTCTCGGTAAGCGGTGCGTGTCCTCGTGACAGCAACAGCCCGTTTATCGTCGTCGTGTTGATATAGTCCATCCAAACGTCGCGTTGCAATACGAGCGTGGTCGTGTTCGGCGCTTCCGCCGTGATACGCGTGACGAAGTAATGATATCGTGTCTGACAATCGATCTGTTGCAACGGCGATTGCATAATGTCCGCGCTGAAGTCCACTGTAAGGTAGTTGTAGCGTTGCGCGGTCATGTACGGCACGGGTATCTTCACGCCGTCCGTGTCCGCGCGTGCGATATACATACTGGCATCGAGCGTCACGGCTTCGCCGTCCAGCGCGTCAAACCATGCATCACGCGTCGCATCGTCCTTGAATTTCACCGCGTCGCGCCCGTCGTCGCGCCACTTCACACGGCACAGCTTTATCTTGGTGTTCGGCGTCCACATGTGATAATCGTATGTGTTGACGTACTGCTCATACACGTGCGCATCGGCACCGGGGAACGGGGTCGCGCCGTCCAAGTGCGGGAATTTCATTTTGATACCTCTTTCATATGCAAAAATCGGGGATACCGGTTTTTCCGGTATCCCCGATTCTATCAGGCCGTTTTACTTTTTATTAACCGACGGTTCAGACGCACTCGGTGCCGCAGCATTGACAACGGTCAATAGTAATTCCTTGGTGTACTCAGTGGTCTCGCCATTCGGATTAACATATGTGGCAGTGCCAGTTACAGAAATGATATCGCCATTATTGAGGTTATCGCGCTGAAGATGCAAGCGCGCCTGATCATCCACGAACGTGTTGACATTAAGGGGAAACGCAGAAGTAGTAGTCTTACGCTTTCCCGAAACTTCGTACGTCGCCGCGTTCGGTGCAACCTGAATGGCGGTTCCGGTAGGCTCGACGGTGGCGGTGAGCTTCGGTGTAAGCTGTATCACGCCACCCGGTGCAACTGTCGATGTAGGCGCGGTCAGCGTGAAACCGGTGACAGTCTGCGTGACAACGTTAACGCTTGTGCCTGCGTCGGTGGTGAACAATGCACACGGTGTGAACGGTGACACGCCATAGATGCCCCAGTGGTTGAGATACATCGTGTTCGAAAGCGTCTGAGGATTATAGAACTGCGTGGTGCCATACAGCGTATCCCGCACCTGATACCAATCAGTGGATACAAGCAACGCCACCGCGCCGGGAATGCCAAGGGTCGGCACTTGAATGATGCGATACGGCACGTCGGCCTTATCCAGCTGGAACACCGCGGAAAGCGCATCGACGTCAAGCGATGCGAGATATTCCGGCTCGATAAGCAGCACCATCTGCTGCGGATTAGCATACGCCGGAATATCGTGAACGTTAAGCGCGTTGTACTGGGTGCTCGGAAAACGCATGCGCCCGGCGGTCGCACGCAACGCCTTGAGCAACGCCTTGGCCGACGCTTCATCGGTCGGTGCCTCATCGAGATGCACCTTGTAGAAGCCAAGATTCTGCTCGTAATGGTTGATCAGGGCGAGCATGATGTTCATCTCATCATATTCATCACTGTTGCGCGGTGTTTCCATAATCTGCGCGATGAACCTGTTCAGTCCGAAGTCGTCCACGAACGCCTGACGCAGTTCGTCGTCAGTCCACGAAATAGGGTACTGGTCTTTACGATTCATTTCATAGAACCATACGGCGGCTTCGGGACGGTGCATCTTCAGCAGTTCTTCGGCATCGTCCTTGTACCCGTGCGCCTTAATCCACTTGACGGCGATCTCCTGTACAGTCGACCCCCAGTAGAGATTCTCTTTCTTGAATACCGACAACATGTTCTTGAAAGGTTCGTTCTGCGCCATCACGGTAAGGCCAATGCGGTTGACCATGCTCCAAACACAATCATTCAAATACTGACGATTCATGGGGTCGAACAGGTATCGCATGGTGTTGGCTACACCGGTTTGCGTGGCGCTCGGCACACGCTGTTGATAATCGTCAGTGCCCTTGAGTCGCACCTTATCCAAAATAGTCGCGTTGTCTACAGCCATAATAAATATCTCCTATCCGTTATTTGTCTCAGAGCGTGTAATCAAGGTTTTCAAGGTCGTCGGCTGCGGCTTCGGCTATGGCGTCCGCCGCATCGTCTTCGCGGACGATCGCACCGTTTTCGACCATCTGAGACACGGAATCGGCGAACTTGTCATAGATGCCGTCGATGCGTTCATCAATGGCGTCGATATGTTCGATAACATCATTGAGTTTATCGGTTATCGACGTGAGCATGTCCCGAAGATCATCGAACTCGCCCGCACGGTGCGCTTCGTCGGGGGTCAGATCGTCGCGTTCGGCGGTGTCCCTTTCCTCGGTGGTTTCATCGTCCATTATTATTCCTTTCATATGAAAAAAGAGCCGTACCGGTGCGATGTACGCCGGTACGGCTCAATATTAGCATAGGTGCGACATGATTCGTGACAATGGACGGCGCGTTTACCGATCGCGGCCATATCGTCGCCGGAGTCAACCGTTGGTATCAACGATAATGTTTTATCATCTTCGCCACAACACCTCGCCTTGGTATGCCACGATCATTTTACACCGAATACACGTAACATCTCGGATATAGCGTGTTGCGTCTCGATCGTGTCGTATCGCAGATATCCAAGGGCATAATATGCAGTAAGATTCTTGATAATATCCTTTGCGACGGACGCAGTGAGATAGTTCAACCGGTTATCATCCCTTGTCACGGCGAAATAAGGTACGCGTGTCGCCTTATCGTATGTCGTGGTGATAAAGACGTATCCGCATCGTAGATCAATACTGACACCATACTCGACGTGTAGCCATCGAATCACATATGACAATTTTGCGTGTGCGTGCGGTTTCGTCAAAAAATCGGTGTCGTGGTGCTCGAACCGATTCCCAGCCGTCATATCACTATTGTGTTTCAGCATTCGCCCGGCCACGGTGTTCTTGGTTTTCTGCGCAGCATATGCGTCATCTCGCACGTAGTCGAAAAGGCATGTTTTACCATCGAGCCACTGCAAACCGAATTCAGGTTCCAAGGGTACGTCGTAATGTTGAAAATACGGGTTGAAGGCGTCGCACGCATTACCCAGCAAAAAGATTCGCGGTTTGCGCAATTCGGTATCGTCGGCGCGTTCTCGTGTGACGGTATCAACAAGTTTCGCCAACTGTTCGTATTCGTTTTTTAGATATCGGTGATAGCGATCATCGGTGTCAATAATAATTTCATCCATGCAGATATTGCGTACTCGCACATAAGTACTTTTTTTCTTCTGCTGTTGTAATGATAGTGGAATAAAATAACCGCACGTACACCATTCCTTATCACCGGTGTGACGTGCTTCGGCAATCTTGTTATGTACTCTAAATTCCCATTCGGGAAAAATATTATCCTCTATTATCCGGTCGAAATAATTCGCCGCTACGTCGTTGTTTTCTTCACGGTATCTAGTGACCTCAACAAAGCAAATACCGTTTTTAATATAATCCTCCAGCATATACCGACGCACGCCATAGGTTTTGCCAAGGCCGCGTGCCCCGATTATCAGATTAACGTCAGCATTGCGCGGCAATATCTGTGCTCTGAGTCGATCATAATAGTAGTTCGCCATCTATACTCACAATCCTTGGTTTCCCGTTCGTTAATGTAAGTTCACGTGGGGTCGTTTCCACGTGTCTATTATACGTGGTTTGCAGATACGTAATGTTTTCCTCGTTTGCCTGTTTATCGGATTCGCCCAGCCATCGTCCCGACGAGTATAGCCCGATCGCTTCGGGCACGTCCACGTGCGCCGTCTCGCCGCGATAATCCGTGACGAAACCGACATATCTGTCCCACACATGCGGTCGGTTGCGCTGCAAGGTGTGGCATATGGCATAGTCCACAAGCACGTCATAGCCGAGCGACATTCCGACGGCTTCGGCAAAATCACACCCGCCCGCTATAAGGTCATGCAAAAACTCCTCAATTGTGTAAGCGCCGTCAGGTCGCGGCAATCCCGCGCACGTCACATGTACGTGTCCGCCTATATCGAGACTCACACGTGCTTTGTTCCACAGCTCCATATGCTTCGTGTATCGGGTGCTCCCGCCGCAGTCCTCAACCTCGAATTTGCCGATATGCTCCAACGTGCTCGCCATATCCGGCGCGGTGGCACGCACACGCCGCATCGTTCTGTTAATAGCGGTTTCGATCGCGTCGTGCAACGGACGCAGACTTTCCAGCAAATCGGCATCGTTCACGTCCGCATCGCATCGAATCTTGAGACTGTCCGTGTCGCCGCCCGTCACAGTCACCCTATCACGCAACCGCGCATAGACGAGCATCATGGCGATAATAAGGTGCATACGGCTACCGGCGACAATCCGCATACCGTATGTGTACAGCACGCGCGGTGTATGCGGGCGTTTGTCCGCGAAATTCTCGGGTGTGCAGATCGTCGTTCTGTCTACTTCCAGCTCGCCGTCTTCCGCCACACGATAATCGGCTTTCATCACGTCCTGTGCCTGTGTGCCGTAGATGCCATTAAATTGTCCTTTCACGGTGGAACCGTAGTAGGATTGTAGGAATTTCATACTCAGATCGCCTGTCTTCGCATCGTGCGCGATTCCTTCCGGTATCGATTCGGGGATATCGTCCGCGTATGGTACGCCTTCGGTGTAGCCCTTGATAAGGTTTTTCACGTCGGTTTTCCGCGCGAAAAGCATATTGGATTGCAAGGTGACATAATCAGGCGGGATTATGGTCTTAGTGGTGCTTTCGCCGTACAGTACTTGCATTTCGTCGTATGCGTACACCTGTCCGATATTCCACAGTTCAATTTCGTTCACGTGTAATACGCATTCATCTGCTCGATATAGTTTGCCGAACGCGTATGTGGGGTTTACGGCGGTGTCCACATAGCCGTGCGCACGAATACTGTTATCCTGTGTCTTCACTCTCTCATTATTGCTGTAATCGGTACCCGCGCGTAGCGTGCGCACGAATTTCGAGCGCGGGCAAATCGCTATGCCCCAACCGTCGAAACACGTACCCTTGCGCAGTCTTATATTCGTAAAACGCACGGCGACATGCACGCCCATGTGAAACGGGTCGTCGTAATGCGTCAACACGTCAATAAGCGACGTGTCTACAATGCTTTCACATGCTATCTGCAAGAGTTCCGGTGGTGTCGGTGCGAATTTCACCGGCAATCTACGGCCATTGATGAAAGCATGATGCATTGAGGTCACATCAAGCGACGCGACATTATCCACTACTACGCTTGCTGTTCGTGCAGATGTAAAGGTAAGACCGCCACGAAAACACGCCTTACGAAGCGCGTAAGAATCATAGTTCTTCGGGAACTCTTGGCCGCAAGTGGTTTCAAAGGCGCGTTGCAACGTCAGTTTCTTACCGTCGCGCAATGTGACGCGACGACCGCCGATCTCACGACGCGCCATCTGACGTACAAGCGAAGTCTTGGTGAGCACGCGACAACCGAGCATATCAGCCGTGAGCCACGAATTAGCGTGCAACAGCCATTGCAGATATTGCGGTATCACCTGAACATCACGCCGCGCATAGAACAATTCTTCATCGGTCAAAGGCGTTTCCGGCGTGCGGATAAGCGTGTAGTCCCAGTCGCCCACGGCCTTCGGTAGACCACACGTCTCGCCCATCGCACGCAATCCGCCCATTTCCAAGTAAAACGTATCCCAAAAGCGGCACACCACGTCTTCGCCCACGCACAAATCGAGCGTGTACACGCTTGTAGCGGTTTGCGCGTTGACGCGCAACGTGTACGTTTGCGCCAATTCCAGCATTAACGTCTGCATATCGAACATAAGATTATAGGCCGCAATAATCGGTATAAAATCGTGCGCCGTGCCATACGTGATAAGATCATCAATATACGCAAGCGCTTCACCGGTATGCCGGTAGAAACGCACATCGTCCGTATCGGGTTTATACTCTTCCACCGACGTATTACGCATATCATTGAAAATGTACAGTATCGGATATGCGCGTGTTTCGGCACCCTCGCCAATGTTCGCGGTTTCGGTGTCGAATATCGCGGCTACCCGGAAATTCCTACGCTCTTTCATCGCACAACGTCAGGCGTCACCGCGATAAGCCAAATCGGACTACCGCCCTCAACGTCCGTATAATCCTCTAATTCCCCGATATGCATTTTCATGTTCTGCGCATATTCCAGCGCTTTCTTATTCCGTTCCATGATGGTTTCAAAAAGCTCACTCAACGACGTTGCCCCATACGCTTTCATCACCGCATTCAAACGCTTATCGGGCGGCACATCCGGGCGTTGCCAAATATTCTGTGTGTACCGCCAAAAAATCTTGACTTTTTCACGGCCAAACTCGCCCAAGGCGGACGGCGCACCCTTGGACGCTATGCGCATCTCCTGACGGAAAATATTAAACGCGCGTCGCTGTTCGCCACGCTTACCGCCGCCGCCCTTCACCGTCGCGGCCTGTTTGGTGAGCCGATCGGCTATTTCATTCGCACGCGCATACGCTTCGGCGCGTTGCGCCTTGTCACGGACACGACCAACATACGTCTTTTTCAATTCCCCCTCAAGCCGTTGCACGTATGTCGTGCGCGCGCGGCGTTCGCTTTCCGGCATCCCCTCGGTAATGCTCTTGCGAATCGTGTTTATCGCGCGGCGCACCCTCTTGCGCTTTGCCGTCAACACATCCGCCGTTTTCCTCGCCCTTGCCATAAAACACACCTTCTACGATAAAAAACAGCCCGCGCATACACACGCGGGCTGATACTTCACATACCCTATCGGCTAGAGAATCTGAAGCGACTTGATGGACTTACCGCCACCCAATGCGGTCGAATTGACCACCACCGGAATACCGCCGTTATCGGCGTTCATATCAGGGAACATATCCACAATATCCAAGATACTGCGGTTGATACCCTCGGACTGACTGAAATAGGTGTTGCCGTCCGCCGTGAAAAGATACACGTTCGTACAAGGCTGTCCCGTCTGCGGTCGAACGGCGGGCGCGGTGTACGCGCCGACCACATCCAGCCGCTTACCCTCACCGTAGCTGTTCAGGCTCTTGGCACTGTTGCGCGCGTTGACGATCGCACGTTTGCCCTCAAATGTCCTGTTGTCCACGGTGCAGATGAAACGGCGATTGTCCGCACGCACGGCTTCGGTGTTCTCGATGTTCTCGGTGTTCTCGATGTTCTCGGTGTTGTTAGTCATTGTGTTTTCCTTTCGTATCACTCGTTAACGTTTTCGGTTTCGACTTCGGCTTCGGTTTCGACTTCAACTTCGGTTTCGTTATCGGGGTCAACAAGAACGGCGTTCTCGAAGAACTGCTCTGCGTCCATCGCATACGTGTACTTGCGAACCTTGATATCGTCGACAAGCACATTGTACAAACCGCGCTTCATGAGTTCTTTGACGGCCTGTTCCACGGTGCGAACGTTGCTGTTCACGGTGACGGATTGCATCACGCCGTCGCGGTCGTAATAGCTGATCTCGCTGACCGATAGAGTTTTCTTGATTTTCCTCATTATGATTTTCCTTTTTTCTTGTTGTTGTTATTTTGTCAGCTCTTTTTTTTTTGCTGACATGAAAAGTTATAGCATAGAAAAACGGCGTGCGCAATTGCGACACGCCGTTTTACAGTGACAATTTTTAATATTTAAGAATCTGTCCCGGATAAATCAGACTCGGATTAGCAAGACCGTTAAGCGATGCTACACGGCTCCAATCGGCACCGAAAACCGACCACAAGGACTCACCCGCCACAACGGTGTGCGTCCGCACGGCGAAAGTCTGCGCACTAGACACGCCGCGATAGCACACCGTCTCGCCGGGATAAATCACACCCGGATTACCCGACGCGTACCCAGTCCACGCAGTCCACGGATTCAATCCGGTGCGCGCCGCGATACCGCTAAGAGTATCACCCGAAGACACGACCACGCACCGCGATGCGCCTTCAGACGGTTGCGCGGGCGTAGACACGGACGGTGCCGCAATATCGGTATGTGTACCGCTCTTACGATCGCCAGTCGCATACGCCTCCCATTGCCAGCGTTCGCCACGGAAATAGTTCAAATCAAGACGCCCCGCATACCCGTTTACATATCCATTCGACGTATATTGACGCATCGCTTCACCGTATAAACCGTAATTCCACGGACGCGATTGCCAACCGGTAGCGGCATTAGACGCGTACTGAGCAACCCACACACCACAATGTTCGCGCACATACCCGCTAAGCTGCCCCAGCGCACTAGCCTGAAGATAGATCACCGGCCACACACGAGTACGCTCGTAGACACGTCTCACCCACGCATCAACCCACACGCCATTACCAAACTGCGGATTATCCTGAGCTTCCCAATCCAACACGAGCACCGCACGACCAACATACCCCTTGACGTTATTCACGAAAAAATCGGCTTCCGCACGCGCGTCACGCCCCATCGCATAATGATACACGCCAATGCTCTTACCACTGGCCGACGCGCGCCCAAGCTGATAGTTCGCGGCCTGATTGACACCATTGATCAGACACATATTGGCAAACCCACCGACACCCCACGTCGCGCCCGACACCACAAAATCGGCATCAAGCACACCGGTATCGATGTTGCATTGCCAATTGCTCACATCCACACCCCGCATATCCGCGCTCGCAGACGGCACAAACACCAATAGCGAGACACACACGCAAGCGATAATATTACGCAACATGCGTATCATCGTCGGTATCCTTTCGCAACAATCCTATAAGTTCCTCAGTAAGTACATTGTTCTTCGTCATCAAATCATTAAAATCACGGAAAGTCGTGGCAATAAACCAAGCCATACCACAGCACGCGACAATCGGAAACCCGACACTACCGACAACGGTTACAATCTGACCAATATCCATACAACACACCTCACAAAAAAAAAAGGTCACGACGCATCAAACGATACGCCATGACCAAATATATCACACTAACGATAACGGTTCTCAATTACCTGTGTGGCCTATCCGGGAATTGAACCCGGCACGCACATTTTATAAGAATGCCGCTCTAACCACTGAGCTAATAGGCCATCACCACACCTCACCCCGCCCACAAACCCCGCCGCATCAAATCAACCATATCACGACAATACGCAAACACATAATCAGACACATATGAATCACATTTAAAACACTTCGCACTAATAACAACAGCCTTAACACGCTGTTCACCACGTACCCTATAACCCTTAACGAAATCACAAGTATTACGCTTGCAATACATAATCAACCCCTTTCCAGCAAAGATGTGTTAGCTACCGATTAATCCGATAACCCAAACACACCGCACCCGGAACATAAAACACGCCATCGTCCAATACGTCCCTAAGCCCGTATGCATCAATGCAATCAACAAACCGAGTTTCGATTAAACAATCGGACGCAATATCAACAAAATACACAAGCACATCGTAAATACTATTCACGTTAAAATCAATCGAATTAGACAATGCTTCAATATTCATGAAACTCATTTTCATCACTTCTATTCGTCACGCTTGCTCGAACGCTTCAATAAAATCATCAGCCGGAAACGAATCACAATCATCATAATCCTCAATGATTATATCATTGAGCAACGCGACATGATGCAGATTCTCAACAATCGAATCAATATCAAATTCATCTATAAACTGGCCGCTATTAATAATATAGTCCTCTACGTAATCCTTAATAACAGTATCATTTATCATTTTATTTTTTCCTTTCATCGAAACCGATACCTATATACTACCACACACCAAACACGACACACCCAAACAAACCGAAAATATCCGTGCCTATTCTCTCGCGTCCCGCTTTCACCACGCACCAAACCACGTAGCACACACTACGCCACACGTCAACACCACCCGGCGTGTCCTCTCTTAATGGGAACCATTCTCATTATGGAGTGTCTATCCAC